CGTCTCGGTGAACTGGTCAGGGTGCAGAGGAAGAATGGCACCTGGCGGGAGTGCAAGTACCCTGTTGACGGACACCCACCTCTCTTCCGTACGAGGAAGGTGGCTCCGACAGGGACGGGAGCACCGGGATTGATCTACGTACCGTGGAGATACCGGAGGTACACCAGGGCTGGGGTTCGGTGCTGACCTTACGCCCGTATCAGACCGAGGGTGTTGAGCGCATCCTGGATCGGCGGAACCTGCTGCTGGCGATGGTGATGGGTAGCGGCAAGACGGTCACCTCGGTTGCCGCCATCCGTATCCTCCGTCGCCAGCTTCAGGTTCGTAACGGAGCGGTGTTCGCACTGAAGAGCACGAAGTTCCAGTGGGTGCGTGAGATCGCCAAGGCCGACCCGAGGGCCACCGTCCAGGTGGTGGACGGCACGAAGGCTCAGAGGGTTAAGGCACTCCGTGCCGCCCACCGGTACAACTACACCATCTTGCACTACGAGTGCTTGGTGAACGACTGGGCAGAGATCAAGGAGTACCTGCCTCTCGACTACCTGATCATGGATGAGATCTCTGCCTTAAAGGGGTTCTCGGCCAAGCGCACCAAGAGGGCCAAGATCCTCGGTCAGCACTGTGACGTGCGTATCGGTCTATCCGGTCAGCCTCTGGAGAACAAGCCCGAGGAACTGTTCTCCATCATGGAGTTCATCGACCCCGACGTGCTCGGCTCCTTCGTCAAGTGGGATCGCACATTCATCGTGAGAGATACCTGGGGCCGACCTCAGCGCTACCGCAACCTCCACCTGATCCAGAAGCGTCTCGGCCCAGCGATGTACCGCAAGAGCCGGGAGGACATCAAGGAGTGGTTGCCCGAGAAGATCGAGATCGAGATGCCGGTGGTCCTCGACCCGGCCACCATGCGCCTCCACGATCTGGTCAAGACCGACCTGTCCGACGCCATCGACAAGGCGCTGGCGTCGGGCGGGCGTGGTGGCTTCGATCTCGACCAGCACTACGGCCACGCCATCGCTGCTGACGACCGCACGATGATGGGTCAGGTGATGAGTCGACTACTCGCCATGCGGATGCTGTCCAGCCACCCGCGTCTTCTCCTGTCGAGTGCGGACAACTTCGATAGTCCGGTATCACGCAAGGGATCGGAGTACGCCAGCGAACTGAAGGCCGAGCACCTCCTCGACAACCTGCCTCAGGAGAACGCCAAGTTCGACGCTCTGATCGAGACGGTGACGGAGATACTGGACGAGGATCCTGCACACAAGGTCGTCATCTTCTCCTACTTCAAGCCGATGATCGCCATGATGGGGGCGCGGTTCGTCAAGTTGAAGCAGCCCTTCACCACCCTCACTGGTGACGTGACCTCGGCTGACGAGAGGTTCCGGCGCATCGAGAAGTTCAACACCGACCCTCGCTGTCGCATCTTCCTGTCGTCTGACGCTGGTGCCTACGGCGTGGACCTCAACCAAGGCTCTCACTGCATTCAGTATGACCTTCCGTGGTCAGCGGGTGCCTTGGCTCAGCGAGTCGCTCGCATCGACCGCACGTCTTCGGGCTTCGATCAGATTCGTATCATATTCATGTATGGACACAACACCATCGAGGAGAGGATGTACCGGATGCTCGTTCAGAAGGCCAAGGTGGCACGGGCCTTCATCGACGGTGAGTTCGACACCCGCAGCGGCACGCTGAAGCTCGACCTGGAGTCGCTACGTGAGTTCCTCGACGCAGCCTGAGTGGGAACCCCCACGGTGCATACACGGGTACATCATCCTCGGCTGCCCTCATGATGACTGCCCCACTCAGATCGCCTACCTCGATCAGCAGGGGGCAGCGATGCGAGAATGGGATCGGCGTAACACAACACCTCACTAAAGGGCTATAGTTACTTGCATGGTTGCACGACAAGTCAGGCGCAAGAAGGAAACGACCGAGGATCTCGACGCCCAGGTGGCCGACTACCTCCTCAACCGCTCCACCCGTGAGCGGTCGGGTTACCAGGAGGACACCTACAAGCGGCGCTTCATGGCGCTGCTGGAAGAGCAGGGCGTGCTCCAGGAGGGTGGGCACCGCATCCTCATGCTCAACGAGCCGGTGGTCTTCCACTCCTACAAGGCGGGCAAGATGAAGGAGTCGGAGGTCACCGGCATCCGTCGTGTGGAGCGGTCTGGTCAGACCAACCTCAACGAGGAGCGGACGATGGCCTACCTGGCCAAGCGCAAGCTGCTCGACGCCTGTACCACGACGGTCACGGTGCTCAACGAGGACGCCATCCTCGCTCTGAACTTCGATGAGAAGATCAGTGACGAGGATCTCGCCAAGCTGTACGACACGTCGCCCCCGACGTACGCCTTCTACTTGGTCGAAGGCGACGGGGAGTGAGTGGCGACACCCTCGGTCGCCTGCTCATCCTGCTGATCATCATCCTGGTCGGCGTGATCCCGATGGCCTGGTTGAAGTTCCGGGCCAACCGGGAGGTGGAGGAAGACCCCAAGGTGTCGGCGGCGGAGATGAAGTCGCTGCTCAACCGGATCAACCGTGAGGCGACGGACTACCCAGATCGACAGAGCTACTAGAGTTGCTAGCAAGTACTTCGTGCGCTAGTATCTCACTCGTCCCACACATAGGAGCAACATGACCCTGGACTACGCCTCGGACTTGACGACACCCTTCGTGCCGACCATCGCACACGAACGGATGGGCTTCGTCAGGTGCGGCACGATGGGCCATTCGTGGTTCGACTACGACAGCAACTGGACCACCCGCATGGGCACGCCGCTGACGCTGCGCTGCGAGCGGTGTGGCACCGAGCGGCGTGACGTGATCGGCACCTACGGCAACCTGGTGTCCCGCAGCTACGCCTACCCGGACCACTACCGCTACCCCAAGGGTGAGCGCCCGACCAGGGATGAGTTCAGGGTGTTGCTCCTGATGCAACGCATGCAAGAAGCAAGGAGCAAGCGCAGATGAGTGACATACCACAGCTACCGATAGACCAGCCCGAGGTCGTGCCCAACGACTTCAAGGCCGAGTTCCCCTGTCCCGAGCCGGGGTGCGACAAGGTCTACCCCTCGCGTCTGGGCCTACAGGGGCACCAAATCTCCCACAAGCCTCCGGTCAACTGCCCGGAGTGCGGCAAGGAGTACAAGTCTCCCGGTGCTCTCGGCAACCACCGCAAGAACCAGCACGGGGTACCGGCGATGTACCCGGCTGTTGCACCGAAGAAGGCAAAGGTGCCTATCAACCCGTCGTGGCACTACGACGACGTGTTCGAGTCGGTCGTCGCATCGCTGTGGCCTAGCGGTTTGGTCCCCGTACGGTGTGTCCTGCCCTTGGTGGAGTGGCGCGAGGCGACCCGAGAGTTCCTGGAGAAGGTGCAGAGTGAGTGACGACGACGACTTCCCCATCCACAAGATGCCCGACGAGGTGTGGGAACAGGAGGTGGACGGCTTCGCCCACACCGTGACCATCAACGCCATGCACTTCCTGGAGGCAGGACTGTGCCCGGACATCCGCTACGACCCGGCCATCGCCAAGGTGATTGCTGAGGAGGTCTTCCCCGAGGTGTCCGACATGTGCAGGTCGCTGGCGCATCGTTTGGCCGAACGCATCGACACGTTGGCCGAGCTACACATGTTGGAAGAAGGCCACCACCATGAGTGATGCCGCCATCGAAGAGCGCTTCGCTGACCTCGACTACCCCGGCCGACGCAAGCCGGTCAACCGTGACAAGAGCACCGCACCATCGGAGCCAGTGGTGTGGGATGCCAGACCAGCGTTCTACAAGGTGGGTGGCGAGCGGCGGGAGTTCTACACCATCTCCCACCTGTCTAAGGCTCTGGGCTACAGCCAGCAGTCGATCCGTGCCTGGGAGGCGGCGCGGCTGATGCCACCGGCTCCGTTCCGCTCACCCCGGACGAAGAAACCGGTCGCCAACGGACGGTCGAATAAAGGCCGTCGCCTCTGGACACACGATGCCATCACTGGTATCTTGCGTCTGGCGAAGAAGCACAAGGTGATCCTCCCCAACGCCAAGGGGATCAGGAACCCACCGACGCCAGCCTTCGCACAGGATGTCGCCAAGATGTTCCGAGAACTTCAAGGCGAGAACCAAAGCCAGTAGCCAGTATCTCAACGAAAGCAGACAGTCACCATGCCGACGAAGCGTGCCGTGATCCGGCAACCAGTCCCCGCCGAAGATGACGGCGACGAGGATCCCGCTCCCCGCCTGAAGGCGGCTCCCAATGAGGGGCTGCGGGTCAAGCGAGGTTGGGGCGAGGCCCAGAAGCAGATGGACTCCACGTCCACTTACGCCCAGGCGTTCAAGCCTGACGAGCGGGGCTGCATCATCAAGTTCTTGGAGGACGATCCGTACGCTGGGTTCAAGCGGCACTGGATCGACCAGACCCTTCAGGACGAGGGTGGCAGGCCAGTCAAGACCAGGCGCCCGTACACCTGCATGAAGTCCTTCACGGGGGACAACGGCAAGCCCAAGGAGTGCCCGCTGTGCGACGTGGGTGACAAGCCGCAGGCTGTGTCGTGCTTCAACATCGTCATCTGTGCCGAGGACGGCAGCTTGGCCCTGAAGTCGTGGGACATGGGCGCCAAGGTCTACAACCTCGCCAAGACCTACGCCGACAACGTCAAGATCGGGCCGTTGACGAAGAACTTCTACCACGTCACCAAGACGGGCAAGCAGCAGCAGTCGCAGACCAACATGTCTCCGGTCAGGGCGACCTCTCTGGCCGAGGACTACGACGTGCCGGTGCCGACCGACGCCGCACTCAACGCCATCGACATGTACACCGAGGACATCATCAAGATCACGTCGATGAAAGACCTGCGGGAGTTGGCCGAAGAGATGGTGGACGACTACGAGTGAGCACGGGGGGAGAGTCGGGAGGACGTGCGCGGGTACCGCACGTCCTCCTGACGGCTGGCGAGGTGGAAGCTGCCGTCGCTGAAGTCATGCGCTCCGACATGTTCGTCCTCGACATCGAGACGGACTCGGAGCGACCACAGTCCAACGCCCTGATGTGGGTGGGCCTGGGCACAGCAGGAAAGAACTTCCTCATCCCCTGCGACCACCCCAAGGGTGCGGTGCTGGTGCGGGAGCACACCGAGAAGCGTTCGGTCCACGACATCTACCCGGTCGGCCACCCCAAGACGCTGACGCCTGGCGGCAAGCTACGCAACGCCAACGAGAACGTGAAGGTGCCGACCACCTACCACCCTCGGCCCAAACAGGTGTATCCCGACGAACTGTGTCGGCTACTGCGTCCTCTCCTCTTCAGCGACATCCCCAAGCTTGGGCACAACGTCAAGTTCGACATCCTCTCCTTCGCCAAGTACTACGGTGGTGAGATACCACCGGGTCCGTACCACGACACCGTCATCCTGCGCCACGTCCTCAACGAGAACCTCTCCGACTACAGCCTGAAGGAGTTGACGTTCGCCTGGTTCTCCATCCCCAAGGAGGATCGCAAGCGGTTCTACCCCAACATCGGCAAGATCGGGGTCGGCAAGTTCGGCCTCGATGAGGTGGCCCGGTACCTCGCCAAGGATCTCCGTTACTGCTGGTATCAGTTCAAACACTGGTATCCCAGGCTCCAGGCCAAGGGGTTGGAGGCGGTCTACGAGTTCGAGATGGCGGTCTACCCGGTGCTGATGGACATCGAACACCGTGGCTTCCCCGTCGACCTGTCAGCCATGGACGCCGTGCGTAAGGAGTTGGAGGGCAAGCTGCAAGGCATCTCCGAGGCGTGCGCCCAGCTTGCCGGGGGCGAGTTCTCGATGTCCGACTACGACGCCAAGCGGTGGGTGCTGTTCGGTGAGGGCACGCCCTCGTTCCCCATCGATTCCGAGTCTGGCAGGACGCTGAGGACCAAGCCGTTGGAGTCCCAGCACCTAAAGGTGATCAGCCGCACGCCCAAGGAGAAGGTGCCCCAGGTCACCCAGGCGGTGCTGGAGATCTATGAGGGCAGGGGCAACGAGATGGCCTCCCTCATGCTCCAGTGGTCCGAGTACGAGAAGCTGCGGGGCACCTTCGTGGAGGGCATCACCAGCATGCTCCACCCCCACGGCGATGAGTTGCCGACGATCCACACGTCCTTCGCGCAGCACCGTACGGTCACTGGTCGACTGGTTTCGGTCAAGCCCAACCTCCAGCAGCTACCACGGGGCACGGTGATCCGTGACCTGTTCGTTGCCGGTCCCGGTCACGTCCTGATCGTGGCCGACTACGACCAGATCGAACTGCGCTGTCTTGCCCTGCTGGCTGACGAGCGCACGATGATCTCCATCTTCAAGGAGGGCCGGGACATCCACCGGGAGGCGGCAGCGGTGGCGATGCGGGTCGCCATCGAGGCGGTCACTGGCGTCCAACGAGACGTTGGTAAGACCCTCAACTTCGCCACCGGATATGGGGCCGGGGCCGAGCGCATCGCCAGGGTGGCCAAGACCACCAAGCAGCGGGGCCAGCGGTTCCTTGATCGTTACTACGCCACCTTCTCCAGGCTGGAACCATGGAAGGCGAAAGTCCTGGCTGCGGCCATGAAGACGGGTGTGAAGACTGAGCCGCTCCGCAAGCCCCCGTACGTGACGATCCCGCCGATAGGCCGGTTACGCAGGCTCCCTGATCTCTATCGCTTCCAGCAGGATGACCGCTACCTCCGCTACCGAGCCGAGCGCCAGGCGATCAACGCCGTGGTCCAGGGCTTTGCTAGCAACATCACCAAGCTGGCGATGATCGACCTCCACACCAGGCTCCAGCCCTACCCCGCACACATGCTCGTCCAGGTCCACGACGAGATAGTCATCCAGGTCGAGGAGGCATACCTCGATACGGTCATGCCCATAGTCACCGAGACGATGACGGGCGTCCTCGACTCTGACAGTCATCCCATCTTGGGGCAGGAGATCCCCCTTATAGTTTCATCCAAGGCCGGGTACACCTGGGCCTCAGCGAAGGGCAAGTAGCCCCAGAATGGTGTGTTACTGTGATGGATGTGCCTACGGGAGTTCTCACCACCGTGACTGAGCGGGTCGTCGTCCTGGCTGACGACTACGCTGATCGTCTTGTGTCTTCTCTCTCCTCGGCTGCCTCAGAGCAGGAGCTTCGGGACGGGATCTCTGGTGCGTTCATCTCCTTCCTCGCTGAAGTGCTGACGGGATGAGCGACGGCTGGTACCAACGTCGAGTTGCTCGCGCACGGCAGACCCCTGCGCCCCAGCAGCAACAGCAGTACCCGCAGCAGAGGCAGGCGTACTACCCGCAGCAACAGCAGCGTCCCCCGCCTGGCTACATCCCGCAGCAGCCGGTGCCGACCACCATCGGCAACCTGTGGGAGCAGATGCAGCAGTGGCATGGCGGCAAGGCGCACCAGGTCGATCCTCACCCCTGCCCGGAGTGCGGCAGCGACCAGTACTTCTCCCGCACCGGAGCCGAGGCCCGTCGTGGGCCTCCTCCCGCACCGCACTGCTTCGCCTGTGGGTACAACGGGATGTTCGATCAGGGTCTGGCATCCACTTGGAATGCATGATCTGGAACTGTGGTATCGTGCCACGTTGTAGTCACTTCAAAGATCCGGTATCTTTGACGACGGTAGTTACTCCGGGAGGGTCTAGGCGGAAGTCCTCCCGGAGTAGCCCAAGGGAGTGCCGTGCCTGACGTTGACGCCCTGATCGCACAGATCAACAAGGAGATGAAATCGGAGGTGCTGGTCTACGCCAGCAGCTTGCCCTCCTTCCAACGGGTCACCACCGGCTCCCTCTCCTTCGATCTGGCTCTCGGTGGTGGCTGGCCGCTCAACTGTTGGAACGAGATCGTCGGCCTGGAGTCCAACGGCAAGACTGTGCTGGCCCTGAAGACCATCGCCGCCAACATGCGTGACGACCCCGAGTACAAGTGCCTGTGGGTCGCCAGCGAGGACTTCAACACTGCATGGGCCGAGCAGCTTGGCGTCGACCTGTCTCGCACTGTGCTGGCTCAGACCAACGTGATGGAAGAGGCGTACGAGATCATGCTCACCGCCCTCGACAGCCAGTCGGTGGACGCTGTCGTCCTCGACTCCTACCCCGCTCTGATACCCACGTCAGAGGGTGAGGGCGACATGGACACCTGGGTTGTCGGCCTCGGTGCTCGCCTCACCAACAAGCTGATGCGTAAGTCACCACCAGCCCAGCGTCGCAAGGAGGGTGAGCGCAACTGCCTGGCGCTGATCATCAACCAGTGGCGTGACCGCATTGGGGTGATGTTCGGTGACCCCCGCACGACACCGGGTGGCAAGGGCAAGAACTTCAGCTACTTCACTCGGGTGGACGTGGCCCGTGACGGGTGGATCGAACATGAGAAGGTCAAGGTCGGCCTCAACATCAAGATCCTGACGATGAAGAACAAGACGGCACCGCCGATGCGTACTGGTGTCACACCGTTCTACTTCACCGAGTGTGCGCCCTGGGTCAAGGGTGACTACGACATCGTCAGCCAGTTGTTCAACATCGGCTTGACCTACGACCTGATCGAGCGCAAGGGTGCGTGGTATCACTACAACGGAGAGCGTTGGAACGGAAGAGATGCCGCCATCCAATCATTGGGGGAAGACTTGGACCTTCGTGCCCAGGTCGATCAAGAGGTGCGGCGGCTGCTGCTAGGGGTTTCCGCCACCTCGGTGCAGCAGCCGTCGCCCACCAAGAAGCAGCGCACAGTGAGGAAAAAGTCATGAGCGAGCGCAACGAGGGCAGTGGAGCCGAAGTCCTTTGGACTGTTGGCGATGTCAAGCACGACCGAGTCCAGATGTTCTACACCGACCCGGATACGGGCGACACTGCGGTGCAGTGTCGCCACGACTGCATGTGCAAGAAGCCGAAGAAGGAAGAGTGATGGATGGACTCAGGGAAGCAGCGCAGTGGGCGTTCGAACACTTCGAAGCGATGGATCGGGCCAACGCCAAGATCCACTGCGCTCCGGTGAGGTACAGCCCGCTCACGTTCCGCCTGTGCCGTGCCCTGATCGACGTGTGGCCCGAAGAGGAAGACATCACCCAGGAGATGCAGTGGGTGGGCCAGCACGACGGTTTGTACGCGGAGGATCCAGGGCGATGAGCACACTGCTCGACACAACGGACGCCATGGTGTGGGCCGAAGAGTTCTGTCGCATCTTCGCCGGGGCCACGATCATGCCCAACGAACGCCTCGCTGAGTTTGAGATGACGCCCATCGTGGACGAGGGTACGATGGTCGGCTGGTTCGCCAACGCCATCGAGACTGGCCGCACCGCTGGTGCCCAGGCTCACTGCCCGCATACCTACGCCGACGTGTTCTTCATCGTTGAAGATGATCTCAGGTCGTGCCGAGGGTGCGGCAAGGTCTGGAGCGAGCCATGACGCATCGCAGGTTCGTACTCCGTCGTGATGTCGATATCACTGGCGTCTCGGGGGTCGGCATCGTGGCCGAGGGGATCCTCTTCACCGATGGCGTGGCCGTGCTCCACTGGCAGAGCCAGTGGCCGTCGTCCGTCGTCCACTACGAGCGGGGCTTGGAGTCCATCGAGCACGTTCATGGTCACGGTGGGAACACCAAGATCGTCTGGCTGGATGAGTGAAGTACCGCTACGAGAAGTGCCTGCTCTGTGACGACGAGGTCGGAGACGACACAGCCACGCTGTACACCGAGGATGGTCCGCAGCAGGTCCACCGTGTGTGCATGCTGCGCGAGGTGATGGGTGGCATCGGTCACTGCATCGCCCATGAGTACTGGTGCGTGCAGAAGGACGACCCCGATGGCGGGTTGACCAGGTACCAGAGCGCTCGCCTGGTCGACGCCTATTACCACGTCGTCGGCATGCCCGACCCCGTCGTCGTCCCGGACGAGTGAAGGGTGGAAGTACCTGCTGAGGCCATAGATCAGATCCAGCGACTGTGTGGACTGATCACTCGCTATGCCGACCGTGACGGCTGTTGTCCGAGGTTCATTCTTCGGCAGGCTTACGCTGCTGAGTTGGGCGATACCAAGATCTACAAGACTATTCCGCATGCAAGAGGAAGTGATTTCGGCGGCAAGTTCTCCAGTTGGGGGCGAATGTCGAGCCTGATACTGGGGAAGCATCTCGCCTTTCTTGAACGGGCTGGAGCGATCAAGCGCGATAGCCAAGTCATCACTGTTGTCGATTGGACTGTTCTGCTCACAGTCATGCAGGGTGAGGGGTGAAGGAGTGGGAGAAGGAGGAGCGTCGTCTGGCCAAGCGCCGTGGCGGTGCCCTTACTGGCGGGAGCGGCAGCGGATGGAAGCGGCGCAACGATGTGCGCGAACCCCGCATCCTCTGGGAGCAGAAGACCACCGGCAACCGACAGTTCACGATCAAGGAGGATGTGTGGGAGGACATTCGACAGAACGCCCTCCTCGATGGGAAGATACCAGCCCTACACATCACCTTGGGTGCGAAGAAGCGCCGCCTGGTCCTGATCGAGGAGGGTGACTTTGACGAGGGTCATCCGCCAAGCGGCCCTGCAACGATTGAAAGACACGTATCGGACTAAGTCGGGGCTACTACTGCCGCGCATCGAGCGCCACGTCATGCGCTCGAACAGCGGAGAGCGCCCGGACGATCACTCGATGCTGTACATGCATCCCTCCGACCTGGCGAAGACCGATTGGTGTGGGCGCCACGACTACTACCGCATGATCGACATGCCGGTCGAACGTAGTGCGAAGGCCAACCCCAGCTTCCGCATGTCCAACGTCTTCGCTGAGGGTCACGCCATCCATGGCAAGTGGCAGACCTGGCTCCATGAGATGGGCGTGCTCGTCGGCATGTTCAAGTGCCGGGAGTGTGGGCACCTGTGGTACGCCAAGTCACCCAAGGTGTGCCAGTTCTGCCAGAGCGAGCGCGTCTCCTACGCCGAGTACCCGATGCGTCGGGAGCAGATGCGTGTCGAGGGCCACGCCGATGGTGCCGTCCACTTCCCTGACTGGCGCAGCCTGGTGGAGATCAAGAGCATCGGCGTCGGCACTCTGCGCTTCGAAGCTCCTCGACTGCACCAGATGTATCTCGACGGCACCAAGCCCGAGGACATCTGGAGCGCCATCACTCATCCCTTCGCCTCACACATGCGTCAGGGTCAGTTGTACCTGTGGATGACGTGGCCCATTTACGAGCAGATCATCTTCATCTACGAGTCGAAGTTCCACCAGCAGACCAAAGAGTTCGTGGTGGCCTACAACAAGTCCTTCATCGCCCCCATACTGGAGACGGTCAAGGAAGTATCACAAGGCTTCAGGGCAGGCATACCACCTGACCGCCCGGACTGGGTCACCGGCCCGGAGGGTAAGGTTTGCGCCTCCTGTGTCTATCGGAACACATGCTGGGGAGTAGACGATGTCATATCGGAGAGTGGTGACGAGCAAGTCATCCGCATCCAACGGGCCAAGCCCGCTGCCCGCAAGCGTGCCCTTCGGAGCACCTAGCTTCGAGATCCCCGACATCCCCGACGACATCACCATCGTCGGGGACGAGGAACTGATGCTGCTGTTCAGTCAGTTCGTGCAGTGGCAGAACTACGCCGCCACCGACTTCGCACAGGCCGAGGTGACCGAGGCCCGAGCCGAAGCCAAGGTCCGCTACGTCGAGGCGCAGTCCATGGTGGGCAACTGGTCCAACGCCAAGGACAAGGTGACCCTGTCGCGAGCACAGATGGCGTTGGAACCTGATGTCATCGAGGTCCGCAACGAGGCGATGGTGGCCTACGCACGGCGCAAGCTCGTCGCTGTGGTGTACGAGAACTGCGAGCGGTGCGCCCAACTGATCTCCCGTGAGTTGTCCCGGCGCATCGGTGGTGGTACCAGTCCAACACAGCGACGACAACAGAGGTGGAATCCGTAGATGATCGCACTAGTTAGACGACTGGCGCTGCCCATCGCCATCACCTCCATCGTCGTCAACGGCGTGATGCTGATCGCCTCACTGGTCATCTGGATCATGGCGATCAAGCTCGGCTGGCTCGACAAGGTCGAGTTCGTCTCGCATGTGTCGATGCTGGCGCTGGTCTTCTCAGCGGTGTCGGGCGTTGCTGCCGCCGTTGCTGGGGTGCTGGCGCTGGTGCCGACTGATGACCTCTTGGAAGTGCCGACTGAGGAAGACACATGAACGGTCGGCTCCCCAAGCGTGTGCTCGGTGTCGACCCCGGCCAGAAGGGAGCGATGGCTTTCCTCTCGGTTCAAGGAGAGATCGAGGAACTAGAGGACATGCCAGTCATCGGCAAGGAGGTCAACGCCCACATGGTTTCCTTCTTGATACAGGGGTATGGACCAATCCTCGTCGCCGTGGTCGAGGCGGCGCACTCGATGCCCCGGGAAGGCCATGCTGGGGCGTTCACCTACGGCACCGGCTACGGCAAGGTGCTTGGTGTGCTCGCCGCTCTCGACGTGCCCATCGAGTTGGCATCGGCCAGCACCTGGAAGAAGGCCATGGGCCTGACCACAGACAAGGATCTGTCCCGGTCCAAGGCCACCAGTCGCTGGCCTACCTACGCCGACAGCTTCAAGTTGAAGAAGCACGATGGCCGAGCCGAGGCAGCACTGCTGGCGATGTGGTGGATCAACCAGCACCGTACTCCGAGGATGATCAAGCGTCGCTTAGTGACCGACTGATACTCTCCTATCCCAGGTCTTACCTGAGGAGCAAACGTGGGTCACCCCCTATCCGTCGAGGAGCAGGTCATGCGGGTGTCCGCAACCTCTCCACCACAAGCCGTCGCATCGTCCATCAACCACGCCATCTTCGAAGAGTCGTTGATGCCCACCATCAGGGCCATCGGTGCGGGAGCCGTGGCCCAGGCGTGCAAGGGGATCGCCATCGCACGGGGACAGGTCGCTGTGCGTGGCCTCGACCTCGGCTGCGCCATCGGGTTCGACAACATCACGGGTGATCAGGGCACCGAGATCAGCGCTCAGACGTTCCGCCTCTTCCTGAGGTAGGGCTGGCTGTGAGCTACGGAGGGATCTACCGGGCCAAGGCCATCAAGCTCACGGGTAGTGCGCTGACGGCCTACGTCCCCCAGGTGTTCGGGGACACGCAGATACTCATCGAGAACTTCGTCGGCACCGCTCCATCCACCGACACCATGGGATGGGTCGCCTTCCATGGTGGCAGCCCCGAGTTCCCGGTGTGGATCGCAGCCGGGGTGGACGCCGGGTCAGTCACGTCACAGATCGCTGCGGCGGTCGACGCTGCCCCCTACGTCAAGCGCACGGGCGACCTAATGACCGGGATCCTCCAGTCGAACCGCACGGGAGCAGCCAACTTCGACGGTGCCGTCCACGTCGAGATCCTCTCCAACGGCACGCAGATCGGGCGGATCACCCGAGCTACCTCGACCACGGCGGGCTTCGTCACCTCGTCCGACGCTGATCTGAAGGAGAACTTCACCGCTATTGATGACTCCTTGGCGATGCAGTGGATGACGACGATCACCCCCTGGTTCTTCAACTACAAGGACAAGCCTGACGTGCGCCACGTCGGCTACAACGCCCAAGAAGTTGCCGCCCAGTGGCCCAACGGTGTGTCCAACGGCATCATCGTGCCCGGTCACGGCGATGTCAACGCCCGCACCTGGGATGAGAACGGTCAGGAGACGACGCCGAGGGAGGTGTGGGAGTCGTGGATGATGGACCACTCCAAGATCACCCCCATCCTCCACGCCTGCCTGTTGACCATGGATCGCAAGGTCAACAACCGGTTCGCCATGAACACTGCTCGCATCGCAGCGTTGGAACAGGTAGTGGCGACGCAGGCGGGTCAGATCACGGCGCTGCAACAACTGGCGGCGGATCACACCACCCAGATCAACGCCCTCTTGCAGACCACGGCGCAGCAGTCCACCATGATCACGGCTCTGCAACAGACCGACGCCACGCACACGTCGCAGATCGCCGCCAACACTGCGGGCATCACCAAGAACACGACCGACATCACCAAGAACACCGCTGACATCGCCGCCAACAAGGCAGCCATCACCAGCAACAGCCAGGGTGTCGGCACCCTGCGTACCGACGTCTTCAACACCCGCCGCTTCGTTGCCTACTGGCAGTTCTCCAACACCGTCACCGCTCCTCCTGGTGCAGGGCAGATGCGTACCAGCACCGACAACCTGACGATGTGGTTGCACAAGGTCGACACCGAGGGCTACGACCGGGCCGCTCAGTTCACCATGCTCACCGCTGGGGTTCAGATCGCCATCCGTAGTACCAACGGCAGGACCGTCAACTTCCGCAGCACTGCTGCGCCCATCGACAGTGGCACCTACTACACCATCCCGGTGGCCATCGTCTCGGGGACGAATGACTTCAAGGGTGTCCGGGTCGAGGTCACCATCCGCACTGGCATCTGGGCCACCGACACACCACCGTGACAAGCGAGGTATCACAATGGTAGACATCAACGAACTGACCCGAGAGGATCTCCTCCGTGTGGTGCAGCGTGACCGCTTCGTCAAAGGGGAGATGGCCTCGCGTATCGCTGCCCTGGTGCAGGAGAACCTCGACCTCGTCGCCATCGTGCAAGAGCTACAGCAAGACTTGGCCGACGTGCGTCAGAGCGAGGCGATGTTGTTCGCCGCCAACACCACCAACGGTGACCAGGAAGAACAGCCCTCGCTGTTCCCCACAGGAGTACCATCGGACTGATGGCTCAGTCGTTCAACAACTGGGGGACCAGGGACTACCCCGGGTCCATCGATGCGCCTTTCCGCGTGGCCGAGACGTTCGGCCCGACGCCGAGAGGTCACGACTACCTCGACAGCCTCCGCATGTATTGGCGGCGCACCCCGGATGCCCAGTACCCAGATGGATACCTGGGTACCGTCCCGTCTCGACGCGGTGACCGTCTCCTCGACGGCTTGAAGGCGCGCACCACCAACAGGCCCACCACCCGTGGGGTCCACAAGGGCGAGCGCATCGACACTCGCGACTACCTCTGGCCCGAGGAGTTCAACCTCTTCACCGGCCTCCAGTATCAGGCTGCGGGGATCAAGTTCTTCCCGCCTGGCATAGGCGAGTATCTCCAGGACGAGCGCTACCCAACCGACCGGAAGGTCGGGCCGCGTAGTGTGCCGGTCGGAAACCGCTACATCAACGGCGGCAACCCACAGATGCAGCCGAACCCGGATCGTCTTCCGGTGCTCAGATCCCAAGCTCCACCGTGGGCCAGCGGTGTGCGCGGTAACCCAGGTATGGCCGTGCCCTATCCAGGGAGGTAGCAGTGCTCAGTAAGTTGAAGGCCAAGCTCGAAGAGAAGGACGCCGCCAATCGTCATCCTCTCGCCATCAGGCTGGCTGCTCCAGGGATGCGGACCACCGGAGGGACTGACTGGAGTCAGGGCGGCGGCATCAACCTCGGCTCCGGTTCCAAGTTCCGTCACATGAACACCGAGCAGTTCATGGAGCACCTCGGCCACGCCGAGGAACCGCCCTCCTAATGCCGGTACCGCTCCATCCGAAGCGGCGTCGTGTCATGGGCCGCAACTGGGCGGCGGAACCAGAGAAGCGGATGCTCCGCAACCTGGCGTACCGCACCAAGTATGGTCAAGGTCGACCAGCCCCCTCCTCGATGATGGTGCAGAACCTGCGTGAGCAGGAGGAAGAGCGCCGGGTGGGCTATCCTCCCGCTTAGAGAACTCGCTGTAGAACCTGTCGTCACAACCCGTCGTAGTACAACGAGCGAGGTAACACCGTGACGTACACGATCAAGGGCCGTCGTGCTGCCCAGCAGGACTCGACCCAGCCGACACAGATGACCCGGCAGTATTCGGCTGGCAACATGAGCGTGAACGCTGCCGTCGCCCAGCCAGGATCGCCAGGACTGCCTTTCATCGGGCAGTACAACGACATCCCGGAGAAGCCGCTGGGTCGCAGCCTGCCCCGAATCAGGGATCGTCAGTTCTGATGACCGCTCCTATCACACCACCGCCCCCAGGGACGGTCTTCACAAGGGATCCTGTCGCTGTCACGACGGCGGTCTTCACCTTCCTGCTCGCTGTCACCTCGGTGCTTCTGATCACTGGGGTCTTCTCCGACGTGGTCGGTGGTGTGATATCGGGCGTGCTCGCAGCGGCCTGGGCGGCGACGCAGTTGCTGTTCGTCAAGCCAGCCACCGTGCCCCGCCAACCACTGGCCGAACTGGCTTACGAGAACCAGCAACCAGCCGGTGATGTCCAACCCGCATCCACTCCGGTGGTGGAGATCGCAGACCTTCCCATCGACCAACCAGGAGCAACATCATGAGCGACGAACCGACCAGCGACCCCGCCGCAGGCGAAGAAGACGAAGTCCCCGACGACTACGTGTCCGACCCTGTCGACCCCGACGAGGAGGACGCCGATGGCTGAAGTTCTCTACCCGGACGGATACGCCAGTCCGCCAGCGATGAAGACCATCGACCAGGTCTTCGCTCGCCCGTCAGTGGTCATCCTCCACCCCGAGTACAAGAAGCGTTGGAAGGGGCTGATGATCGCCTCGGGCGGCAAGCTCGGCATCGGTGGGGGCGGGCGTACCACCGAACAGCAGGAGCGGGTGTTCCTCGACCGCCACAACAAGGTCGGGTCCGGTGGCTGCTGCATGTACAAGGACCAGCGGTACCAACTGAAGATGGGCTACGCGCACGCTGCGCCTCCCGGCCTGTCCTTCCACGAAACCATCGTGGATGGTGGCGCCGCTGCGGTCGACGCCATTGGTGACCTGAAGTGGGCGGCACTCAACTGCCAGGCGTACGGCCTGGCCCAGGCATCATGGGGCAACGAGCTATGGCACTTCCAGTTCGATGAGTTCCCGAACAGCGTGTCGTCTTGGAAGCGTTCGGGTAGCCCCGCTCCACAGAATTGGACGATCCCCGGGGGATCTCCAACGCCTCCAACTCCCCCATCGGGTGCCACCTACACCGTCGTGTCTGGCGACTCCTGGTACGGCATCGCCGCCAAGGTGGGATGCACGCCAGAGGCGTTGGTCGCGGCTAACCCGCCCAAGACGATGCAGACGGTGATCCATCCGGGCGACGTGCTCAACATCCCGAGTAGTGCGACCAAGCCGCTGCCTCCCACGCCGCCGCCACCGCAACCTGCGACCGACTGGATGAAGATCGGCCAGGATGCAACGACGCCTCCAGGCACCCCGAACCTGAAGAAGGGTGTCGTCCACTCCAACGTGACGTGGTTGCAGGCCGTGCTCTACTCGATGAACTGCCTTGCCGAGAGCGCCATCGACCATGACACCATGGTGCAGCAGTTCGGTGATGCGACAGCGGCTGGGGTCAAGTACTGGCAAGGGCAGAACGGGATCATCGACGACGGCATCTACGGACCACAGACTTCGGCGAAGATGTTGGCAGTGCGCGGCAAGTAACCCTCTCAGCAGATTGGAGGACGGAGCGCCATGCCAATGCCCCGTCCTCCGATCAAGTCGATGACGGACTTCATCGTCTTCTCGTTCATCACGATCATCGTCTTCATCCTGGCGGCGGCGTCGGGCGCTCTCATCTTCTCGACCATCTTCCGCCCGGAGGAAGACAACAGCCAGTTGGTGACCATCCTGGCCGATATCACAACGTCGTTGATCGCTGCGTTGGTGGGCTTCCTTGCTGGCAAGGGCCAAGGTCGCTCTGACGCTGAGGAGGCTCGCAAGGAGCAGGAGATCCGCATCGAGGAGATCAAGGCCGGGGTACCTCCTGTTCCGGCGTCGAAGGACGGTGACAAGTGAAGCCGTTGCACGGCATCGTCGTTATCTCGGTGATTGCCACGGCGCTCGTCATGGGTGCTGTCAGCGCAGCCGTCACTCTCAACAACCCGGTGCCAACCACCACGACGATGACGATTACCACCACCGTCGTGCAGACGCCGAGTGGTGGCTCGGTCGTCGTCGTCCAGGGCGAGCGGGGTGAGCGTGGCCCCCAGGGCTTGGAAGGTGACCCCGGCCCGCCAGGTCGCGATGGTGAGGATGGCCGCTCCATAGTCGGTCCCGCTGGGCCACCAGGCAGTGACGGCGAGAGCATCGTCGGCCCTGCTGGACCTCCCGGTAGCGACGGCCAGGACGGCAGCAATGGGCTGGCAGGCGAGTCGATCACCGGCCCGTCTGGTCCGGTTGGTCCCCAAGGAGAGCCGGGACAGGACGGCAACGACGGCCAGTCGATCCAAGGAGAGCAGGGCGGGCGTGGTCCCGCTGGACCGCAAGGTCCACCCGGTGAGAACACTCCGGTACCTGGCCCCCAAGGAGAGGCTGGCGAGGTTGGCCCCGCTGGTCCTGCTGGCCCGCCAGGAAGCTCAGTGGTCGGACCCGCTGGTCCTGAGGGTCCAGCGTCACAGGTTCCCGGTCCCGCTGGTCCCGCAGGTCCACCAGGAAGCTCGGTCGTCGGTCCCGCTGGCCCACCAGGACCAGCCGGTGAGTCGATCACCGGACCCCAGGGCGAGCCGGGTCCGCAGGGAGAGCAGGGTCCACCGGGCCAAGACGGAAGTTCGGGCTGTCCTGGCAGTATCCAGACCGTTGTCGTTCACCAACGAGTTCCCTTCGATGGTGACGTGGCGATCCAGGTCTGCGTAGTTGGGTGAAAGCAGTCGCTAAGGGCAAGAACCCCTGAGTGATACCGTGGCTTGATGAGTGACGAACCAGTGACACCCGAAGAGGACACACCCGACGAAGAAGGAGACGATGACGATGAGTGACGAAGAGGCACCGGAAGTCCCACAGCCTCCTGCCGGGTACATTCCCGGTGATCCCGAGAGCGACGTGCCGGTCAGCCAGTCGGTCGGGGATCGGGGTGAGGTCGAACCATCTCCCGACGAAGTCCGTCAGGCCCAACTCGATGCCATCGAGAGTGGCGGTGGGGCATCGCCCGATACCGCTGCGGCCGGGGCCGAGCACAAGGACCGTTGAACTTCGAGTCGAGGGGAGAGGTGAGTGGCCGTACGGGTCGATAGAGAGGTCTTCGACCCGGCAAGCGGTCACTCACCTGGTGGCGCTCAGGTCTACGACGATGGGACACGCCAAGATCCTTGGCAACCACGCCCCTTCGCCACCAAGACCGAGTACATCATGTCGGAGGCTCTTCGGCTGATGTCAGTACCAGCCGACGTGATCCGCATGACCCGTCCCGTCGTGCCACAGCAACTCTTCCCGGCTCAGTACGGCTACCCCGACGTGGCGCTGACCATCGAGGACGTGCTCAACACCGACCGTTGGTCGCCACAGATCCGTAGCTGGGTTTCAGGAACCCCACTCCAGCCACGCAGTGTTGACACAATGGAAGACATGTGGTCGGGGACTCTGAGAGGCTTCAACGCCTCACCTAACATGGCTGGCTAAGGAGGCACCATGGCTGTCAACGACAGCAGAAGCATGAACGAGGACTTCGAGCAGGGGTCCATCGACAGCACCTACATCCAACTGGCCCCCGACCGGGGCGGCGTGATCGAGGTGATGCCCTTGGAGCGCCTGCAATGGCCCACCTACGCCCAGGCCGAGCGTCACGACGAGTCGCCGTTCTTCGAGGCGCACGTTCGCAAGAGCATGCACCCGCATGAGGTCATGACGACGTACGGCGGCGAACAGCGCTACTGAGCCATGAAGCGGCGATACGACGCTTTCACCCAAGGTATGGGTGTCGAGGAGCCGTCCTACACCTGTGCCACATGCGGATACTCGTCGCCCAACCGCAAGAACTTCCGCAACGCCGATGACGGTCACGTCTGTTCGACGGGCCACTACACCGACAAGGAAGGCAACGAGAAGCGGCAGAAGAACGTGTACGCACGCCCCAGATGAGGCGATACTGACGTATGCCTCGTATCGTCACATGTCACCTCTGTCGGCTCATCACTAAGTTCCCTGACGTCCCCGAGGGCACGCCGATGGTCCCAGCCCGGATGATCTTCAAGGACGGCTCCGACTTCACCTACAAGGACGACGACGGCCATGCCGTCATGGTGCCGATGTTCGACCCGATGCTGGAGGACTTCGTGGAGCGCCACGAACACGGGTTGGAAGACTCCACCCACCTCGCCAGCGGCGTTATCGAGGTGATGGCCGTCGAGCAGAAGACATGGGAGACGATGGACGTGGCGGCGATGATCCGCGGCCAGATCCACGAACAGACCGGCCAGTGGTATGAGGATCGGGATACCTACCGTGAGGGTGCCATCGAGTGTTACAACAAGCACGGCAACCCGACGCTGGAGACTGGCTGCTCCGACTACCTCGATGACTCCAAGATGATCGGCAAAGCCGAGTATCACGCCGAGGGCCGTACTATCACAATCCCCCGCAAGCTGCGGCAGTATCTCTGCTACCAGTGCCCTTACCAGCAGGCGTACATCAACGTCGAGGTGAGGCGCAAGGCCGGGATGTACAAGTGACCGTCACCTACGACTGGCGTACCGACACGACGACCGTTACGGCGATTGACAGCGTCGACCTCATCTATGACGTAACGGGCGACTTCTCAGTCATCACGACGATGGTGCAAGCGCCTTCTGCTGGTGGGTCGGCAGGGATCAAGGTGACGGATGGGTCCGTCAACCTGCTCTTCTCTGTTGGTCCGCTTGCTGGTGACAACATCATCTCTGTGCCGGTCGGGGTCAATTTCCTTGTCTTGCAGTGGACTAGTGGTACCTACACGCCGTTCACCTCCAGCGATGGGGTCGTATGGCATCCGTTGGTGAACCCCAAGGTCGATGTTGATGGCAACCCGTTGCCGTTCCCAGAGTTCCCGACCACGCCGACGCAAGCTGGGCTATTCTTCCAAACCGATCCCTCGACCACCGTGGAAGAGACGGCGGTCTATGGCTCCCCACGGGTGCTCCCTGGCACGATCCTGGCGCAACTTGATGATCCCGACCATCTTGCTGATTGGATCATCTACCCCGAGACAGAGACGCTGGCGCCCATCGGGCTGGTTCCACCTAAACCACCTGATCCTGTGACATCTTCAGCAGAGGCCACGGTCCATGCTTTCGTTGGCGCTCCCTTTGGTGATCTGGAGTTCGACGTGGGCAAGAGCGTCGGCTGGCTCAATCGGTTCGTGGATGACCTCTTCGTCACCGATGTCAATGCAGGCACCCAGCGTTACTGGGTGGTCAACTGGACGGCGTCGTTCCATGACACCTACTACAAGTTCTCGGGGAAGAGCTTCTTCCTCGACCCGGTGGCCTACCGCAAGGGTCAGGTTCAAGATGCGCTCGACTACTCCCACCGTCACCCTGAACAACTGGTGTACGACGACAACGACTGGGTGATCTTCCTCGACGCCCACGAAGGACTGTCGACCGACACCCGCTCCAAGCCCGACGACTACCTCATCTCCACATATCAGTCGTTCATCTATCGGGAGATCGCTAGGGCTAACGACTCGGGCCTGGATCGAGTCGTCCTGCCCTTCTACGTCTTCTTGCGCCACGACCACATCCAGAACGTCAGCCAGACCTACACCGATCTCGATGATCGGTTGTTCGTGGTGACGCAGTCGGCTGGTGTGCCGTACTACTTGCCAAACCTGGGTATGACCAGGATGTTCCGGGTATCGGTGCTCAGGGATCCTGACTTCGACTGGTCGATCATCGATACCCCGGTCGCCATCCCCGACACCACCGTCAAGATCCAATTGGTGAGCTACGCCTACGCCCATTGGAGCCTCCAAGACATCCCGCCCAAACAGGCGCGGGTGCCACCGTTGTCTCCTGGCAACGACGATGGCTGGTTGCAGCGCTGTCTGATCTCCCAGGTGGTACCGATCACCGGCCTGCCCTTTGGTGACCCGTACAACCCCATCACCACCTGGGTTCACCCCGTCGAGGATGTGGCTGGGTTCCGTGGTCCCTGGTGTTTCGACACCTACGCTGAACTTGTCGATGGTGCTGAGATACCGTACCCACCGCCGCCCATCGACCCAGAGGTGGCGGGGCTGATGACCCCGATGTACGACCTCGTCTTCCGCATCAACGTGCGTGATGGCGTGTGGTACGCCGGTAACGGCGTCGGCAACACTCAGTTGATCTGGAGCGACGATCTCCAAGAGTTCATCGCCTACGGCCAGCCGATCCCGGAGCCGATCCAGTTCACCGAGAATCCTCCAGGCAGCGGCCTGTATGAGGCTGACCCGGCACTGGTCGGCGCCAATGGGCTGTACGAGATTCCTACTGGCATCATCGAGGATCCACTCGGCAGCGGACTGTACGACCCACGCCCATGATCACCATCGTCAGCATCGAGAACGTCTTGGCCCGAGGTGAGGATCTGCGTACGGCGCAGCCCACCAAGCAGGCCAAAGCCCTGTATGACGGTCTGCGCTCGCAGAACCAGACCTTCGGGTTGACCCGTGCTCCCGAAGAGATCACCCGGTGGTGGCTGAAGCGAGAGCACCTCGACCAGTGGGCGACCGTGATGTCATACCAGGGTTCCAGTCTGTCTTGGGAGCACTGGTGCGCTGACCAGGTCCGCAACCTTCTTGCTGAGGGCTGGGAGGTGTTCGGTTACGTCGACTCTGACGTCAGTATCTGCGCCGAGGTGCAGGCGATGGGTGTGGCGGCGATCTGTGTCGGATATCCGCATACGGCGCCAGGATGGAAGGAAGTCGCTGCTCCCAGGGCATGGGCTGAGATAGCGACTACTGTTGACCAGAGTCCCTAGGAGCAGCCGTGAGTCGTAACTCGAACTTCAATGCTGGCGCCAACGGTGGTGGGTCCAATGAGGGGGCCAACTCCGAACGTGTCGATGGTGGGTTCGTTGACTACGGCGGCAGTGATACCGGCATCCACCAGGGTCCACAGATGACTCAGGGTCCAGCCCTGGCGCAGGGTGGGCCTCCAGAAGCCCCCACCGGCTGGGAGGGTGGTGCCCTGTCGGACATCTGGCACGTCGCCAAGAATCCGACGCAGACGCCCTTCGTCGGCGGCGCCGTTCGTGTCGGCTCCAGCCTCGCCAGGACGGCCACCTCCTTCCTGACGGCGGGCGGGTCGGAACTAACCGGCCTCGGCTACGGCCTGGCCAACGCTGCGGTCACCGACGCCGATGTCTCTGACTCGCTCAAAGACTTCTATGCCCATACCCCCATCGGCATCGCCCAGGGGTACGCCACCGGCACGGCACAGGGTCTGTACCAGGGCGGCAGGCTCGCCGCCTTCATCGCTAGCAACCCCTCGGAGGCGTACAGCCGTGTGGGCAAGTGGGGTAGCTGGGCAGCGACTCACCGCAACGAGGCTCGGCACCAGATCGCCAGTGTCACATCACGCACCGGTCGACAGATGGCCCAGGACTACTACGAGCACCCCGAGCGCGCCGTCATCGACGTCGGCCTGACCGTGGGCACCGCTGGAGCAGCAGCAATTGCAGTGAGGGGTGCCAGAGCGGCCAGAGCCGCCCGTGCGGTCGGAGAAGCAGCCGAGATCGGATCTGTTGCTGCGCGTACTGGTGCGGAGATCGGTGAGCTTGGTACGGCAGCTTCTGAGGCCACTGCTCGGGCTGCGGCAACGGCCGGGCGCGAGGTGGCGGCGGGTGGTGAAGCAGGAACGGCGGCGGCTGAAGCTGGCGCTGCTGGAGCCGCTGGCGCAACAGCCGACGTTGCTTCTGAGGGTCGCTTCGCCCGCTTCTCTCGCGCCTTCAGCGAGCGCATGGAGAAGTTCGACACGATGGCTGAGAAGGGCATCCAGAAGAGGATCGAGCGCAGGCCCGCCAACCTCGCTCGCCGTGCGCTCGGCCAGGAACCCAAGGTGTACGGCAGGATCGGAGCGAGGCAGGAAGCCCTTGCTCAGAGGGTCGCTGGCGAGGGTGGCACTGCTCGTCAACTGATCGGCCAACGCCTCTCGCCCAGCCCCTTCAAGCCTGAGTTCACCGACAGGATGTCCGAATGGGGTCGGGCTTACGGAGAGATGAAGTGGCGCCGTCAGGTCATGACGGGCGAGATCGAGACGGCCGGAAAGGTCAAGCGGTTGGGTGATGTCGGTGAATCCCTGGGAGAGGCCAACAAGGCTGTCCGTGACCCTCAGGGTTATGTCATGGAGAAGCTCAACAACATGCTCGGAGCGAACCTGACCCCGGAGCAGATCGCCGCTGAGACGGATCGCAGACAAAAAGAGGATCAGCAAATGCCCAGCAACCTTCCACCCCCTCAGCGGTTGCCGAATCCGTCACCGTTGCCGAACCCGACACGGCTGAACCAGCCTCCCTCCGGTCCCCCTGCACCCCCAGGGAGTGGAAATGCTGGCGGCAACAGCCCTACCGGGGGCAACCAGTATCGGTCTGGTCGTGGCTGGAGCGGCGGGATGCAGGGTCCGCTGAAGAGCAAGAAATCGAAGAGCACGGGGTTCTGGGAAGGTCGCCCCGAGTTCACAGGTGCGGCGTTCAACTACAACCGCATGCAGATCCGGCCTCTCACCGTGCAGCGGCGCAACAGCACAACTCGCTTCGATCTGGCAATGGCCGAGACGTTGGGGGCCATGCGTAACGGGCGACGCGAGGGCAACGAGGGCAACTTCGAACCGGTTGGCGATGAAGTGGGCGGGCCTCCTCGCTCCAGGTTGTCCAACGAAGGGGCCATCGAGAATCCCAACGCCTGGATACATGAGCGTGAACCGACGAACTATCAGGCGGAATCGGACGCTTGGGACGCGGCGCACCCCAACGTGACCTCCATCGGCATGGAACTGACCAATAACGACACGCAGATGCCCACGGTCGGCAGAGTCGTCAAGACGGTCGGCAAGTCGATCATCACCAAGGAAGGCCGTGCGCGGGCCAAGGCTGCCTACAACGAGGTGAGGGGTGGCGGCGTTCCGCCTGGCTCGGCTGTTCCTTCGGAGCTAGAAGAAAAGCCGCCGTTCTAAGTGCAGATCTACTTCGCCGGGGCTGAAGTCCCCAGTCACCTTGGCCTGCTGCGTGAGTGCGGCGTCGAACGTGTTGCTGTCAACATCGCCAACCTTGCTCGCCAGTCGATCACCCTCTCCAAGTGGGCCACCAAGGCGCGCCTCGAAGGTATGGAGTGGGTGCTCTATGCCGACAGTCCCAACGTCCCTGCTGACCCGGTGTTGGAACTGCTCCAGAACTGTGAAGTGCAGCCCGAGATCATCACCGGCCCAGTGTCTTGGTACGAGACGACGTGGTTGGCGAATAGCGATCTGTTGTTCCTACCAACGTGGGACGCCACCGACCCCACGATCCTGCGTGACTACACGCAGAACTATGACGGAGTGACGCTCCCCGATGCGGTGGTCGACAACCCCACCGCTGTCCGTCAAGCTCGGGCTTCGATCCCACGGCTCGGGCAACTCGCCGCCTTAACCGGTCGAACCAAGGGGTTGGAGCGTTTCGACACGCTCGTATCGAGCGCCTGGTGGGCGGTGCAGAAGTACGGCGAAACCCAGGTATGGGCTGGTAACAGAATGGTCCGTCTAAACAGCGACGACAAGCTGCTGAAGCGGGAGAAATACGCTCCCGCCATCGAGGCGTTGGGCTGCTCTCCGCAATTGATGCTGGAGGACGATCCCAACGAATCGGTGCGCTGCGCCGTCCTGTCGTGGATGGCCCTGGAACGTCATCTGGTGCGTGGCGGCGCCTCGCAGCATCTGTCTGAAGTTGCTATTCCAGATTCTGTGATCCCCTCGAACGTTGTCCCCATCGCTCCCGGAGTTGCTAGACCAGCCCCCCGACCCCGGCACCATCTGCTCCCTGTGATGACCACCGCGAGCGCTCCCGTGACCACCACTGACGCCGATGGCAACGAGGTCGAGGAACTGCATCCGATCATCTCAGTGACCCCGGAGAGCCTGCGCCAGTGCAACACATGCTCCCTCGCTGTGGCCTGTCCCAGCTTCTCCCCCGGTGCAGTCTGTAGCTACTCGATCCCCGTCGAGATCAAGTCGAAGACGCAGTTGGTCGCCGTGATGCGCTCGGTGACCGAGATCCAGGCCCAGCGGATCTTCATGGGCCGCTTCGCAGAGGAGATCCAGGGCGAGCACAACCCGGACTTGTCCAAGGAGATGGACCGCTTCTTCTCCATGTTGGAGCGCTGGCGCAATATCGAGGACAACCGGGACACCGTCAAGCTCTCGTTGGAGACGAAAGGTAGCGGTGGGCCAGCGATGGGCGTGCTCTCTCGTCTCTTTGGAACAAGGGTGGGCCAGAACGCCACGCTTCTGGACAACTCTGTGGACAGCAACGACATCATCGACCAGATGACCGATGACTAGCCAGACTTATCCCCACCGTTACACACACCCTGTGGGCGTGTACAGAACAGCGTGGGGGACGTGGTTCGTGCAGCTACGGCACAAGGGCGAACTGCTCTACCTTGGAACGGCCGACACCGTCGAGGGAGCAGTCGAGATACGTGACGCCTTCAAAGAGCAGAGAGCGGCCAACCCGGAGGTCGGCCGCTCAATGCAGGCGGGGGGAAGTTCGCCCGCGTTGGAGAACGCTAGCTAGCGGTCACCAACTGGCGCTTCGTGATCCGCTTTGTCGGCGGCTTCGGTGCGACCTTCTTCGCCGCCATCACCTTCTTGCCGTTGGTCTGCTGCTCGTTGGTCTGCTGCTTCCCGTTGCTCTTGTTGGCGGCGCGGGTCGCTGCGGACTTCGCCTTGCGTTCGGCACGCTTGGCCTCTTCCGGGCCGACCAGGTCGGTGCGCTGAAGCACGATCTTGCCCCACGGGTCGCCGTTCATGGAGACGTGGCGCATACGCACCTTGGCACCACGGCCGGTCGCTCGGGTGCGGACGATCCGCTCCATCATGAGCGGGTGGGTTTCGAAGTCCTCACCCCAGGTGAGTTCCCACAGGTCGCCGTCGAACCACAAGTCCCACGGGTAGGTCGCCTTGTCGGTCGTCGTCAGCGTCGAGGGCTGGTCGAAGTCGAAGGTCTTGATCTTGGTTGCCACTGCTGTCCTTTCGGTGTCATATCAGCCTATTGGTTGTATGAGATGATTGCCAGGGCGACAGGTAGAACAACGAGACTGTGCAGTATCTTCCAGTCGACCCTCCTCACCAGCAGTTCGAACGGCCACATCCAGATGTAGAACCGGCGCCTCTGGAAGTCCGACTCGCGGATGGCCCTGGTGTAGGTGGCACCCACGGCGAAGAATCCGATGATGATGTGCAGGGCGAAGATAGCCCAGACCAGGGCCAACGAGCCTTGGAACCATGGTTCGGTGATGTTCACGTCCCTCGGTGGGTAGTCGAAGTTCCAGTTGGTGGGGTCTTGGTCGAGGGCGGTGTCGAGGATGCCTGATGCGAGAACGGCCCATATCGGTGTTGTGAGAATCCACCATAGGGCGGTCACAGTCCACGCCTTCCAGCGGATCGCCATGTAGGCGCCGTGTCGCAGAGCGGCACCGCTGACCGCAGCGGTCGAGGCGTACGGCTTCCACCGTTCGTAGAACTTGTATCCGGCCAGAGCGCCGATGGAGCCGAAGACGAGGGCATTCATCCGCCTCCCCATGCCGTCGTAGTCACCGAAGTACGGCTCTCCGTTCGCCCGGTGGACGAAGTCGTCCTCCATCACAGCACCTTGGAAGCGAGCAGGATCGCCCGCAGCAGGTCGATGATGCGCCCACCATGGGAGGTGGCGTCCCGCATCTCTTCGTTCCAGGTGATGTCGTGGAGGGCACGGTTGCGCTCGTAGGGCAGGGTGACGCCCATGGTGAGTGCTTCGCCAGCGACGGTGTGGGCGATGGCGATCTGAATCGCCTCGCTGACATCGGGATCACCGGCTTCGAAGCGGACGGAGAGCGGGCCGGGAATGAAGTCCTCTTCGTTGCCCTTCCACATGTAGGTGTCGGTGGTCAGGCTGATGGAGGCCAGCGGTGCCTGGACGATGTCCTTGGCGCTGGCGAACAGCACTTCGAAGGGAGAGCCGCCCGCAGCCAGCAGGACCACGACGGTTTCGCCGGTCTGGTACTGCATGACCACGGTGGGCATGAAGTCGTCGCCCTCCTTGACCTGAAGCTCCATGGCCTTCTTGGCGGTGGTGACGAGGAAGTCGTTGTCGTTGATGGTCGGTTCGTTTGCCATGCTCTCAGTGTACCGTGTTGTGTTACCACTTCCACCTTGGAACACCAGGTTGATGAGATCCTTGCGCTCTCTAAGCGAGTGGTAAGGTCATACACCGATATGGCTAGCTCCCCGCCTGACCGGGGCAACGACCCCAAGCGCAAGCCACAGCCCCTGAACTTCGTGCGTGGCGGCGGTATCTGCGACCCGAACGAGAAGGGTGGGCACGTCATGAAGGGCAGCAACCAGGCGGCTGTGTGCATGCCCACCGCTGGTACTGACACCCGTCCTCGTTGGCGCCAAGCAGGCAAGATCGGCGGGCCTTCCCGGCACAGCACCCACCACCAGCAGCACCGCAAGGGAGGGAAGCCCTATGGCAAAGCGTGAGGAAGCGCAGCCTGAGGAACAGCCCGAACCCCGCACCCCGATGCGCTCAGAGGGCATGAGCAAGGCGCCCAACCAGTGGGAGGAAGGCAACCGCAGGATCAAGGCGGCGAACCTCGCTGACTTCTTGCGAAAGCGTGGTATCACCGACGTGGGCCTCCAGACGATGCACCCGCAGATCCTCCAGCACCACATCCGTTCGGCGGGCCTGAAGTCACCACCATCGGAGGCAACCATGAAGTTGGTCGCCCAGCACCTGAAGCCATCCAGGCGTCAGCCCACCGATCCCTTCGCAGGTTTGTGATGAGCACCACAGACAGGAAGAGGGCATTCCAGAACTTGGTGAGGGCTGCCACCATGCCCGGTCGTTACAAGAACGACGAGGGTAAGGAAGTCATCCACACGCTGAAGCCCGAAGCCATGCCAGCCGCTCCCACTGGGCCGGAACACCCCAACATGCCATCGAGGGGCGACTATCTCCTTCCAGCGGCGTCAACGAAGCAAACCTTCGCTGCTCTGGTCGATGCCCCGGTCCTCAACCATGCGACCCGTGAGATCACCATGGGCAAGAAGATGCAGGGCTACGTCGACCCTGAGCACTACATCGCTGGCACCAAGAACTACCCCGGTGCGAACGAGATGACCGGGACCGACCGAGGGTTAAGCGAGCGGGCCGTCGCCCAACACCTCGGTCAGCCGACACCGGCCTACGGCGGCAGCACCGATGCACGTACTGACCCTTCGGGCGGTCACCGGTCCACTGAGGCCGTGTGGACCGGCAAGGAAGAGGACGTGACCAGCCCTGCTGGTGCGACCAAGTCGTACCTCAACAACAAGGGCGAGACGATGCAACGGAAGGTCCGCAGCGCTGGCCTCTTCGCCCGCTTGATGGGTGGTGAGAAGATCCTCAACCCGGCCCACCACATCATCGATCCGTCGCCGCCCAAGTACGGGCCTCGGGTGTTGACCAATACGGAACTCGACCCCCAGACGGGCAAGCCGACGAAGGTCAGTGCTGATGACGCTGGTGGCTTCGGCCATGACCAGCCGGTGCAGTGGGAAGGACACCACCGGATGATGGCGTCGGCGCTGAAGCAGAAGGCCCAGCGGGAAGCGGGGGTGAAGGATTGGGCTGTCCCTGTGCCCGTCGACATTCACTTTGGAACCGATACGGCGCTATCGAACAAGTCGTTCATCGACCTCAGTGAGGGCATCGTGGAGCAGCAGAGCAGGCGCAAGTCAGCACTGCGAGGGATGTTGAGCGGAACGCGTGGTGGCGGTCCCGATCCCAACAACCCCAAGCCACCTCGGCGTGTGCTCGGCAGCCGCATGGCACCAGGCACTTGGAACAGCAAGGCGTACTGACATGGATGATTGGAAGCCCTCGTACCTCGGGGAGCCTCGGCCAGTTCCACCCAAGCAGCACCCGCACCCCGACAGGGCCAACGACCCTGCTCGCTCCGTCACCCGTGCGGCGCACAGTGCTCGGGGAGGGGCACCGGGCCTCATCACCCAGCAGGCGAATGAGATGCGTGCTCGGCAACCGGACTACGGCGAGGGGTTGAGCGTGAGCACCGGGAAGCTGGCTGCGTTGCGTCGTCCTGGTGAGCGCGGCATGAACCTCGGGATGTTCATGTAATGGCGCGAGGACAGAGGACAGAGCACGACCCGAAGCGCAAGGTGACCCGCGACCTGCTCGGCTACCTGCGTCCAGGTATGGACCCCGACGAGGCGGCTATTGCTCCGAAACGGCCACAGCGGCTAGTGACACCGGACTACATCAGGGACACCAGGGCGCTCTTGGAACACGAACGGATGGACTGAGCCATGGGTGCCTGGCACTACCTCAACACCGATCAGGTCGATGTTGGGGAGCACCCCGACCTCCCGCAGTTGCGTCGGCCCACGATGTATGCGCGGCTGCACTCAGATCCACAGCAGACCCAAGAGACACCAGCTTCGGAGGCGAAGCCGGTGCATTTCACCAGCGAACGGGCATGGGACAAGTTTGCTCTCAACCCAGTCATCAATGGGCAACAGATGCGGACCCTGATCGACCCTGTCGAGCACCAGGAGCACGTCACCCACAGCGTCGATGTGCAGGGATACGGCTCTATGGATCGCATGTGGAGCGAGAAGGAGGAAGAGGCTCGGGAGCACCAGACCACTGGGGTCCATGGCGCAGGTATCTACGACTGGATGGAGCGGGGGGATCGGCAGCGCTCTCCCATCACGTTGCGGGTCGATCCCGGCCAGGAGGGTTACGGCCAGGGCGAGGGGCACCACCGTGTCGCCGCCGCCGCTGCGCTCCAACGGGAGTCGGGTGAGGTTCGTCCGCTGAAGTTCAAGGCAGAACATGTGGGCTACCTGGGCGGCTCCAAGGGCTGGGACGAAACGCCCTCGACGGATGACGAACCGACGCGCTGGCGAGGCGAAGATGAGCCGTCGCCAACCCCATCGTCACAGCGAGAGACGCCTCGCATGATGACGCCCGCCAACCAGCCGAAGCTGGGGGCGAGAACATCTCGGCTCGCCTCGTTCACCTTCGATCCTGCCCACGACAAGGCGCTCAGAGCGGCGCTTGGAACCGGAAAGGTGAAGAACGAGCGGTGGGCCAGGCGTAAGCGCGAGCGAGGGGAAGCCTGATGGCTGCGTGGCACCATCTCAACACTGACCAGACCGGGATCTACGTCGACCCCGTCGAGCACGTCGCCAACCTCCAGCACTCGACCGATGCCCGGGTAGAGCACTACGGCGACATGGACCAGATGTGGGAGAGCAAAGAGCACGCCGCAGCCCTTCCAGCAGGTCACGGCCACGGCTCGGGCATCCTCGACTCACTGATGGCGGGCGAGCCGATACGCAAGCCGATCACCATGGTCTACGACCTCGATGCTCAACCAGGCGACCGCTCGTTCCGCACCAGCCCCAAGCAGATCGACGGCCACCACCGTGTGGCAGCAGCGGCAATCGCCCAGGCGAAGCTTGGAAGGCAAATCCGGGTACCTGTCGACTACCTGCACCCGTCCGACTACCCGTTCACGTCGTCGGAAGAGTGGGCGCAGGGCAGTGAATCCGACTGGTAACGATACGGAGGTATCACAATGTTAGGAATGATCGCTGAGATCATGGACAGCCCGGACTTTGCCGAGATCATGTTCTTGGTGGCGTTCATCCTGTTCGTCATCGAGTTCGTCATCCGCATCATGCGCCCGGCCAACTGGGTCTACGAGTCGGTGCTGATGGTCGCCGGGTTCGCCTGTGTGGCCCTCGGCCTCCTGGCGCTACCCACCGCCGTCAGCCCATGACGCCAGCCATCGTCGCCGCTCTGCTCGCTGATGGCATCTACATCGGCGGTGGGCTGCTACTGCTGATCGTCATCATCATCATCGTGATCCTGCTGTTGCGAGGTCGGGTCTAGGAACGCAAAAGGGCCACCCGTGAGGGTGGCCCTTTCGCATACTCGACTATCGAGGCATCGTCATCGCTTCACCAGCCAGGCGAATGCGGCCATGATGAACAGCATGCAGAGGATGCCTGGGATCATTGCGCCTCGGCGTTGTACTCAGCGCAGCGCTCTCGCGCCTGATCCTCGGTGAGGAAGGTGTCGATGACGGCACCGTCCAGCATGATGACCCAGGAGAACGGCTCGTATGCCTGGGCATGTTCGACCACGTACTCGACTGCACTGCTCATAGGTCGACTCCTTCGGTGATGTAGGCCCACAGGTGAAGCTCGTCCATGATCCGGCGCACCGGCAGGATCACGCCGTTGGGCAGTTCGATCTCGTCGTCCAGCTTGTCCATGTCACCCGTCTCGACGGCTTCGGCGGCGAGCATGATGGCAGCCTCGGCAATCGGCACGAAGATGGAGTGGACGCTCGGGAAGTGGTTGAACTGCAAGTGATGTTGGAGCGACAAACTCCGGTCGATGGGTAGGGGATCAGGCATCACACCACCGCCATGATGGCGACGAGCGCCTCGTAGACCCTGGTCGCTTCTTCCAGGCTGGACTGGGCGGCGTCGAGGGCGTCGACAGCTTTGGAGACTGTTCGGACGGCGATGTTGTAGGCCAGTTCGGCCTCTTGGGTGGCATGGGCGAGCACTTGTCGGCTCACCATCACGTTGGTCATGTCAGTGTCTTTCTGTGTTGGGTTGGTTGTTGTGGTGCGGGGGAGGGAAACCGCCATCTCCCTCCCCCGCCGCTGATCGCTCTCAGGCGAGAGCAATCAGAATGTCACGCAACCTCTCGGGAATCTCCATGAGGTTGGTGATGCCGAATGCTTCGGGGCACCCGTACTCGACCAGGTTCTCGGCGTACCGCTTGGCGGTCAGTTCGTGCTTGGCGAACCCGAACCCGACCATCAACCGGTCTTCGGTGTGGTAGGCGAGCGTGGCCCTGTCGGCCTGTGCTCGCATGCGCCCACCGCCCCAGCCGTTAGCGCTCTTGCTCCACTGACCCTGCCACTCACCATCGGTCATGATGAGCACGACGTGGTTGACCTTGTCGAACCGCTGGTTCTCCAGGTCGGCCAGCCCCGGCGTCGGGTCGGTGGCTCCCGCCGTTTGCACGGCGATCATGCCATCGGCCTGTTCGGTTGCGTCGTAGAGCACCGTTGCGTCGGTGTCCCACAGTGTGACCGTGCAGGGGATGCCCAGCCGCTGGCAGGCCAGCTTGACTGCGTAGGCGGTCTGGCTGAGTTCCTTGGTGTAGCCGCTCATGCTGGACGAGTAGTCCAACATCAGCGACACGGCCATGTTGAATCCCGGCTGGTGGTCCTCGACCCAGTCCCGGTAGAAGTTCGTCTCCCCCGGCTGGCGAGTCTCGTAGCGAGCGACGTTGATGATGCCTCGACGCTGGTTCTCAACCCATGCGGGCTGACGATCCATCGTTGCCGCTTGGAAGGACCGCTCAATTTCAGCGGCCAGCCCTTCGGCCTCGATGGCAGCTTCGGCGTCCTCGCTGAAACCACCGATGTAGGGGGACAGGTCCGAAGTCCTGTCCTCCATGGCGTTGTGATACGCCTCTACGTCGCCATCCAACGCCGGGTCGGCATCGCGCTCGGCCTCGGCCTCGGCCTTGGCTTCATCGATGTCTTCCTGGGTCAGCTTGTCCTCCTTCGGAGGAATCGGCTTGGAGTGGTCACCAGCTTCGGGCGTGCCCTCGGCCTCGCTCTCGGAGTCGCCCTGGCCGTCACCGGCCTCGCCATCGCTCTCGTCCTCGACATCGTCGGCCGGTACCGGAGTACCGCCCGTGTCGATGATGGGAGCCTCGTCCTCTTCCTCTTCTTCCTCGGCTTCGAAGTCGGGGAGGATGGGGATTGGCGTCGGCTCCTGCGGAGGCGTGATGTCGTTGCCCTCTTCGTCTCGGATGACTTTGCGCTTGCGACCCTGGTGGGCATGACCGAAGTCGTCCAGCTTGATGTTGGCGAGTTCGAGCAGCCCGTGCATCTCGACCACCGCCGTCACCATCGTGACCGCGTCGGTCGCACGAACGTAGCTGTCGACCACCGCTTCGAACCGCTGGGCCAGAGCCTCACCGTAGATCGCCACGAAGTCGCGGCGTGCGCTCGCCCGCAGTTTGCGGGGAAGGTAGCGGCGCCAGATCAGCAGCGGCCAGTTCGCCACTGCGTGTTCGGGCGTCTCCATCAGTTCGGTCATCATCATCGGCGTGAGGTACTTCGCCTTGACCGGCGAGTCGCTGACGACGGCCGTTTCCATGCGCTGGTCTTCCAGGGCGTTCCACGGTCGGTGGTATCTCGTCCAGAGGATGCGGGGCTGGTTGCCATCGTCGTCCAGCGGCGGGAGCAGTCCGGGGATCAGGTGCTCCTTGCCAGCGACCATTTCCTGAAGCTCAGTGAAGGGGTCCGACCAACGGCAGTGACCACCTTCGTGGTACATCAGGCCGCGCAGCGTGGCGGCGAGCAGGCGCTTGTCTTCGTGCTCCCGGTAGCGGATGTGGATGCGGCTGAAGTCAGTCCAGGCGACCATCTTGTGGCCCGGTGCCACGTCGAGGCGCACGTTGACGCTCTCGGAGGCGAGCACGGCGCCGATGTTCTTGACCATGCCTCGCTGGACAGCGACAGCCTCGGGCTGGAGTCGGCTCTCGTTCGAGCGCTGACGGTCAGCGTTGCGGCGGGCCTCGTTGGCTAGGCGCTCGCCTAGGACGGCCTGTTCGCGAGCGATGCGTTGACGCTCGCGTTGCAGGATGGTGCGGCCCTCCTCGCTGAGAGCCTGTCGGCGCTTGCGCCGCTCAGGAATGGTGATCGGTTCGTTCATGGCTCCATTGTGCCCGATCCTGCATGTTAAGACAACGCCGCAAGGGAAAGAAATACTTGCGCCGACGTTGACACTACGGGCTAGAGCGCTCCTTTAGGTAGGTGTGAGAGCACTACCACCAACCACCATCACCCTCCTGTACGACAGCCCAGCGATGCGGGGCACCGGCCGCTACTACGTCACGGTCACCATCGCTGGCGTCGACCACGACCTTGGCAGCTTCGCTACGGCCAGCGAGTCGGGCGCACTCGTTGCCAAGTGGCTGCGCGACCGTGGCCTCGTCCTCGCCCCTGGTTCGGCCAACCGGCTCAGTGAGGCGCAGCGGCTGGACGCCGCCGTGGTCATCTTCGACGTGGAGCGTGGTATCACACCACCAGCGGCGATCC